TCCATTTAATGCTGTAGATATAATTCAGTTTACAGAAGATATGACTGGAGGTATTAAAGAGCTAAGGGATTTTATAATGGAGATGATGGCAGCTGCTGATGCGACTGTAGAATTAGATAAAAAAGCAAGGTTAGCTGCTGCTAAACAAGAGGGAGCCAGGTTAAAAGCGCTTACAGCCCAAGAAAAACAAAGAAGAATAAGAGATGATATTCGTAAAGATATAAATGATAGAATAGCAGCTAATGAAGAATTATCAAAATTACAAGTAGAACAAATACAAAAAGAAAAGGAGTTAGCACAGATACAAGTTGATGCAGCAAAGGCGGCACGAATAGGACAAGAAATAAACATTGATCTACAAATTGCGGAAATTGAAGCTAAAACTAGATTATTAGAAATTGATGAAAGAATTTTAGCTCAAACATCTGAACAAAAAGCTAATGAAGCTGCATTACAAAAAGAAAAATTAGATTTTTTACTAGCAGAACAAGATGCTAAATCAGAAGTAAGAAGGCTAGATATAGAAGGTGAACTTGCAGTTGAAGATGGCATATTAGATAGGTTAAATTTAGAAAAAAAACTTTTAGATGAAGAACTAGCGCTAGCAGATATAAGACTACAAAAAACAAAAGAAATATTTGGTGAAGGTACTATTGAATATGAAAATGCTTTAGCGCAAAGAGCTTCTGCAGAAAAAAGATATAATAATGCAAGTGAGAAAAATGAAAAGCTAGTAGCTGAAGCAAAAAGAAAAATTGTAGCAGATGCATTAGGTGGTTTATCTCAACTATTAGGAGAAAGTACTGTAGCAGGTAAGGCTGTAAGTATAGCACAAGCAATTATAAACACATATGAAGGTGCTACGAAAGCATTAGGTCAAGGTGGAATATTTGGACCTGTAGCAGCAGCTGGAGTTATTGCTTCAGGATTGGCAACTGTAAATAAAATAGTATCAACAAAAATACCAGGTACTAGTGATACAGCATCATCACCAGGAATACAAAACACTATTCAACAAGCATTACCACCAGCATTTAATGTAGTTGGAGAATCACCAATAAACCAAATTTCACAAGCATTAAGTAACCGAGAACCAGTTAAAGCATATGTAGTGTCAGGAGATGTTACAACGGCACAACAATTAGATAGAAATATAATTAGTGAAAGTGGAATATAAAAAAAACATAAATAAATATATTATATAATTATGAAGATAGTAGAACTTATACTAGACGAAGAACAAGAGTATTCAGGTATAGAAGCTATATCTATTGTAGAGAAACCAGCAATAGAAGAAGATTTTATTACACTTAATAAAGACGCTGAGTATAAATTAGCAGAAGTTGATGATGAAAAGAGAATATTACTAGGTGCATTACTTATACCTAATAAACCAATACTACGAGTTAACGAAGAAGGCGAATATTATATATATTTTAGTAAAGACACGGTTCGTAAGGCTAGTGAAATGTATTTAATGGAAGGTAACCAAAACAATGCTACACTAGAACACCAAATGCAACTAAAAGGTTTAAGTTTAGTAGAAAGCTGGATAGTAGAAGATCCTATAAAAGACAAAACTGCATTTTATGGTTTAAAATACCCTGTTGGTACTTGGGTAGGTAGTGTAAAGGTAAATTCAGATAAAGTATGGCAAGAATTTGTTAAAACAGGTGCTGTAAAAGGTTTTTCAATAGAAGGTTATTTTCAAGACAAGTCTACATATAGAAAAGATGATTTAAGCGCGATAGAAAGAGCAGAAGCAGAATATTTATTATCTACCTTAAAAGATATTGTTAATGGTGTAACGGTAACACTAGAAAGTTTTAACGACTATCCAGATTCTGTTGCTAATAATGCTAAAAGAGGTATAGAGCTAAACGACAAAGTAAATAATAAGTGTGCAACCGATGTAGGTAAGATAAGAGCGCAACAATTAGCTAAAAAAGAAAAGGTAAGTACCGAAACTATTAAAAGAATGTATAGTTATTTATCTAGAGCAGAAGAATATTATGATCCTAGCGATACAACTGCTTGTGGTACTATAAGTTATTTATTATGGGGTGGTAAATCAGCTAAAAGTTGGGCAGAAAGTAAAATAAAACAACTTAATTTATATTCAGAAGTAATAAACGAACAATATGCTATAATAGATGATCGCCTTGCATATTCTACACAAGAAAAAGCTGAACAAATTGCAAAAGACTTAGGGTGCGAAGGTTATCACGTACACGAATACGAAGGTAAAGAATGGTATATGCCTTGTGAACAACACAGCGAAGATTTAAAAAAACCTTGTCAATCAGGTTACGAAATGATTGGTACTAAAATGAAGAATGGAAGAAAAGTACCTAACTGTGTACCTATAAAAAGATAAATATGTGTAACTGCGAATATTGTATTTGTAAATAATGCCAAAGAAAGATAAACATTATAAAACACCTAGTAGAACGTCACCTAAAGGTGCTAGAAGGGCTTGTTTGTGTCCAGACAACACTTATAGTCGTAAATGCTGTGATGGTTCATTAGAAGCGCAAGGAATAGGGCGTATTTAAAATTTCTCTAATACAAAATGTAAAAAAATATCGTGTATTCATTATATAGTTATGAATGCTACAGAGATATTATCAAAGGTCAAAACTTTATTAGGTGTTGATCCTAATAATGTAGACGTTAAATTAGAACAAATTTCTTTAGAAGAAATAACTCTGGAGAACGGTACTGTGCTAACTGCTTCTAAATTTGAATCGGGTAGCGAAGTGTTTATTAAAACAGAGGATCAGAATGTTCCCTTACCTATTGGTGAGTACGAACTTTCGGACAATAGAATATTAATCGTTAAAACAGAAGGTATGATAGAAGATATCAAAAATTCAGAAGAAGTGGTAGACGAAACTGCAGCAGCAGTAGAAGATACTAACCTTGAAGAAGCGCCAGTTCAGGAAGAAGAAAAATCTGAAATGGGTTACGCTACTAAAGAGGAACTTACAGCTTTAGCAGAATCTGTTGAAGAAGTAAAAGAGCAAATCAAAGGACTTATCGATGCTATATCAGGCGATAAGGAAAAAGAGGAAATGTCACAGCAACAAGAAGAATTATCTCAACCTGCGGCAGAAGGCATCAAACATTCACCTGAAAACATTGAAGAAAAACTAGGTGCAAAGTTTGCAGTTAACTCAAATCAAAACACTACCTATGGTAGAGTATTACAAGCAATTTCTAACAATAATTAATTAAATAATGGCAACAACAACTTCAATAACAACAACGTATGCTGGTGAATTTGCAGGAAAGTATATTTCAGCTGCTCTATTATCAGGTAAAACGTTAGCAGAAGGTAACATATCTATTGTACCTAATGTAAAATTTAAACAAGTAATGAAAAAAGTCGCAACAGATGGTATCGTAAAAGATGGTACTTGTGACTTTACAGATACTTCAACACTAACTTTAACTGAAAGAATCTTACAACCAGAAGAATTTCAGGTAAACTTAGAATTATGTAAAAAAGATTTCAGATCAGATTGGGAAGCAGTATCAATGGGATATTCTGCATTTGATAACCTACCTCCTAAGTTTTCTGACTTTTTAATTGCTCACGTAGCAGATAAAGTAGCTCAAAAAATGGAACAAAACATTTGGACAGGTACTAATGCAACAGCAGGTGAGTTTGATGGGTTTATCACAACTTTAGGTGCTGATGGTGACGTAAACGATGTAACAGGTACAGCATCTACGTCTGCAAACGTAATAGCAGAACTTGGAAAAATAGCTGACGCTATTCCTACAGCAGTATATGGTGCAGAAGATTTAAATATCTACTTACCATCTAATATGTACAGAAACTATATTAGAGCTTTAGGTGGATTTGGTGCAGCAGGTTTAGGTGCAGCAGGTACAAACGCTCAAGGTACTCAATGGTATAACAACGGTAATGCATTATCATTTGATGGAATTAAGGTAGTAAACGCTCCTGGTTTATCAGATAACGATGCAGTTGCAGCACAAGCGAGTAACCTGTTTTTCGGAACTGGACTTATGTCAGATCAAAATCTCGTAAAAGTAATTGATATGGCAGATTTAGATGGATCTCAAAACGTAAGAGTAGTAATGAGATTTACAGCAGGTATTCAGCACGCAATCGGTGGTGATATTGTATTATACGCTACAGCGTAATTAAAATAATAGTATAACTTAAAAAGGGTAGGTGGCATTATACTACCTACCTTTTTTTTTAAAATAAAATAAATTATGGCTTGTGCATTAACAACAGGAAGGCAGTTACCTTGTAAAGAATCGGTAGGTGGATTAAGTAAAGTATATTTTGCAGATTATGGTACATTAGGTACAGCAACAATCTCTGCAGGTAATATTTCTGCTTTATCAGGAACACCAGCTTTTTTTGAATACGATTTAAAAGGTGCTACTAGTTCATTAACAACAAACATCATTAGTTCTAGAGATACAGGTACTACGGTATATGAAACAACTTTAGAGTTAACATTTACACATTTAGATGTGGCAACTCAAGAAGAAATTAAAATTCTAGCAGCAGCAAGACCACACGTTGTAGTAAAAGACAACAATGCAGTACAATCGGGTACAATGGATCCAGATACAGTAGACGCTAATTATCTAATGGTAGGTTTCCACCAAGGTGCTGAAGTAACAGCAGGTACTATCGTTAGTGGTGCAGCATATTCTGATTTAAGTGGATTTACTTTAACGTTCACAGCTACAGAAGTAATACCTCCGTTATTCGTAACAGGAACGGTAGTTACTGCGTTAGCAAGTGGAACACAAATTAATCCAACTTCATAAAAGTTTTTTGTTTTTGTGTGTTTTTAAAGGGGAGTTTTTAACTTCCCTTTTTTATTATATAAAAAATATATTTTTTTTTATTATATATGTATGAAGATTTTAACAACTAGTACTTCAGCGCAAACTTTAACTTTCGCACCGAGAACATATCCGTCACAGGTTATTGTATCGATTAGAGATACTAGTACTAACACAACAACAAGAACTGAAAACGTTACATTAACAAGAAATAATGATAATGCATCTATATCTACTACATTTAGTTTAGTAGAAGGTAGATTTTATGATTTAAAAATATTACAAGGTGTAGGTGCGCTATGGAACACTTACAATGTAATATGGGAAGCAGCAACCGATAACTGGGAAAGTATAACAACTTCTGAAAAAAGTATTTATTTAGATAAGGTATTTTGTACTGATCAAACTATAAATCAAGCTGACAATGACTATTATACAATTAATAGCGGACAATACACACAAACAACTAATTATCCTGATGATGATTATATAATAATAAGCTAATGAGTAATATTAGAGTAGTAAATTTAAATACATATACAGCACCAAAGATAACGGAGCAAAAGAATAAAGATTTTGTTTCTTACGGTGAAGATAATAACTATTATCAATATCTAATAGACCAATATCAAGGTAGTCCAACTAATAACGCAATTATTAATGGTATAACTGAAATGATATACGGTAAAGGTTTAAGCGCAACTAATAGCGATAAAAAACCGATGGAATATGCAGAAGCAGTTACATTATTTAATAAAGAAGATTTAAAAAAGATATGTTCTGACTTTTACTTATTAGGGCAAGCTACTTTGCAAGTATATTACAATGTAGATAGAAGTAAAATAGTTAAAGTAGAGCATTTTCCAGTACAAACACTTAGAGCCGAAAAAGCAGATAAAAAAGGTGATATAAAAGGATATTATTATTTTCACGATTGGAGTAAATATACTAATAGAGATAAACTAACAAGAATACCAGCTTTTGGTAGTGGTAATAATGCAATAGAAATATTATGTATTAAACCATATAGAGCAGGTTATTTTTATTATACACCCGTTACTTATCAAGGTGCATTGCCTTACTGTGAACTAGAAGCAGAAGTAGCTAACTATCACATCAATAATATACAGAATGGAATGGCACCGAGTATGCTTTTAAATTTTAATAACGGTACGCCTGATGAAGAATCTAGAGAATTAATTGAAAGACGTATATATGAAAAGTTTAGCGGGAGTAGTAATGCAGGTAAATTTATATTAGCATTTAATGACAATCAAGAAAGCGCTGCTACTATAGATCCAGTACAATTATCTGATGCACATAACCAATATCAATTTTTAAGTGACGAAGCTACCAATAAAATACTAGTAGGGCATAGATTATCATCACCTTTATTATTAGGTATTAGAACACAAAATAATGGTTTAGGTAGTAATGCTGATGAATTAAAACAAGCTAGTATATTATTTGACAATATGGTTATTAGAGTTCAACAAGAATATATATTAGATGCTTTAGATACTATTTTAGCATTTAATAATGTTTCATTAAACTTATACTTTAAAACACTACAACCATTAGAATTTACTGACTTAGGTGGTAACCTAGTAGATGACGAAACTAGAGAAGAAGAAACTGGTGTTGAATTAGAAGATAAAGCGGAACTATCTAGTGATAAAACTGATTTACAAGAATTATTAGATTTAGGAGAAGATGAAGATTTAGATAATTGGGAACTTATTGAATCTGCACCTGTAGATTATGATAATGATGAAGAATTAAATCAAAAACTAGAACTAGCATCAACGGGTAGTGCTAAATCAAACGCTAAAAGTAAACAAGACGGTGAAAACAAAAAA